ACCTTCTTTAACAGTAAGAACATCTACTCGATCACCCTTAGCATAACCCTGAATATCCTTGAATACAGTTGGGTTACTGAATGACATAAGCTTCTTACCTTGTACTTGCCCTTGTTCATTCTTAAAACTCACTTGTAATGTCTGATATTGTCCTTTACCAGTTTTCACTGACTCAGGTGAACCTACATCAATAATTTCTATAATCATAAATACTCCTTTAAAATTAGTCTTTTACTAAGACTATACATATATTATACCACATCCATACTACTTGTCAACTACTTTAAAATCTTCTTCTGTTAAAACAGGGGCATCTTTCTTAGCATCAATTAACATCATCTCTAGAGTTTCTATAATCTCTTTTGCAGAACTACCTACAATGTCGTCTCGTTCACTATAAGCCATAGGTTTGCCTTTTTCTTGATAAAAGACTTCATTTAAAGCATAGTAAATCTCACCAGTCTCAGGGCATTTTCGTTTCATTATTCTATAATTCCACATCGTTCCATACCTCCATGTCTTTCCAATTATTTCCAACCTGTACTTCTGCCTTCATTGGGAGGTCAAACTCAGTCCCAAACATCTTCTGAAAGTTCTTAGGAACATCTTCAAATACATTTAACATTGTCTTAGCTAAAGTATTAGTAAAGCCATTATCACAATCAATAATAATGGAATCATGAACTGTATTAACAAGTCTCGCCTTTTCATAGTTTAATTTCCTCATTCGGTTATATAAAGATACTCTTGCCAATGTCATCAAGTCTGCCCCAAGTCCTTGCACAGGGTAGTTCAAGATTGTGGTGCGAGGGAACACTTTCTCCCCTCGTCTTAATTCAGGTTCAAACTGATAGATTCTACCAGTAGGAAGTTTAACCATCTTAGTCGTTGTAGCTTCTTGCATAAGTTTAATATGCCACTTATGAAGTCCTTTATACTTACTATAGAACTCGTCAATGACCCCTTGCCAAAACTTCTCACTCTTACTTACCTCAGCAAAGTTAGGATCATTTGCGTAAGAGTAAGCACTGCCACCATAGATAAGTCTAAATACAAATGTCTTAGCAATAAGACGACTTGGTAAACCAAAGCGAGTTTGGTTGTCAGTGTGTTGATCTACATTGTTCCAAATCTCTTCATAGGCTACCTTGTCTTTACTTAGGAAGGCGGCACACCTCCACTCAAGTGCAGAGGCATCTCCCTGAATTAGCATTGTTTAAACGCATCTTCTAGTAACTTCCTAACATCACTACTCATCTCAGTTATAATATACTTAGCACCTAAGTCTTTAACATAACTCTCAAAGTCTCCAAGAGTGTGATAGAAGTATGCTTCATCTTCTGAAGGGTTCATATCAGGTACTTCATAATCGTAATCATCATTCATAAGTTTCTCCTTTAATATCTTGAGTAAAATAACTCTTTTATTTCTCCATCAAAATTTTGTAGATTCGGCTTTGAGGAACTAAGGCGACCAGTTCTAGCAACGCACTGGTTGAGTTGTCCATGTAGCGTACCTTTACTCCAACCTTGATTCTCTCTGAGTTCAGGGAGTCCTGAATAGTAAGTCCCTCTACGCTTTTCAAGTCCACTCCGTTTAAGGATAAGTTGAATAATTCCTTTAGAAACTCCTGTGCCCCTAAGGCTTCTAAGCGTCTGTTCATCTGTGCTATAGTACCCATCTTTTTTTAATTCACTCCCTTTTAGTGGCTCAATTAATCTAGGCATATCATGAGTGTAATCTATCCACCCTTCTTTGACTTGACCTTTTCTTTCACCAGTTTTGTAAGTTCCGATAACTTCTTTTTTGGGTATAGTAATCCTTCCACCATACAACAAACAACTAAGATGATCTTTGCTATTAAAGTTAAAACCACTAATATTAAAAGTCTTAGCCAATTCTTCGTCCAATAGTCCGACTTCCTTTTCCAGTTCCGCACCAAGTTCTAAACTCCTATCCTCATCAAATAAAATTCCATTATATTCCATCTCTTCTAAAACAAGCAAGTCCTGATTGTGTAAACTAATCAATCGTTGTCGTTCTTGTGGAAGAGCCATTACTTCCTCATACTGCCGTTTAAACACTGCCTCTGTTAAAACGAGGTCTTGCTTTAGGTAGTCCTCAAGAATGTCTTTAGGAACATCAGGTGTGTCTATCCCATTCCCCCAATACTCAGTAGCAACAACATCAAGCTTACTACCCAAACCATAGTACTCAGCGACACCATTAAGTGACGGATAGGGATTCTGTTGGTTAGTGAGAATAAAATGTACCAACTGACAATCCCAAATACGCCTATCCATAAAAGATATTCCATATTTTCTTATCCAGTGCAGGTCAAACTTAATGTTAAAGCCAACAAGAATAGCGTCATTGTCAAGGACATTCTGTATAGCGTTAAGTTGTTCCCTGTACGGATTTCCACTATATTCAATATCAAATATACTAGAAACATTATTATGATGAAGTCCGACATAGCAAAGTTTATTCCTTTCAGAGAATGGATTTCCATTAGCGTGAATCGTTGTTTCTACATCTAAAATTATTGTGTTCATATCTATATTCTATCACACATCTACATATCTTGCAACATCAGGTTTAATAACACAATCAAATTTCCCATGTCTCATGTCAGGGATTGAATCATTGTCTCCTACAAGTTTGTTCTTAGAGATACAGAAGTGACGCATATACTCTAAGCCCTCGTCATTTGTCTTACCAATGCCTAGTATCCAATCTGCCTCCGCTTGTTTAGATGTCTTAGCATTAGCAACATTACCCATGTTAAGCCACTTAACTCCTTCACCTGATCCGTCAGCTTGACACACTGCAATCACTGGTGCAAAGTCTTTAGCAAGTTCTCTAGCCCATTGGTAAATAGACCCTAGCATCAAATCATTCCTATCTTGCTCGAACCCTTTAATCTTGTCTATCTGGTCGAATATAATTAAGCTAGGTTTAATCTGCTCACAAATCTTATTTACATCTTTGTAGCTGATTGAAGCTTGGTCAAAGATTTTAATCTTATGTTGCGTCTTCTCAATAAACTTCTCTTTGTTAGCCTTGATATCTCGATAGAGTTCAGGTAGAGATAAGCCAAGTGAGGCTTGAATACATCTCATCATAACCTTGCTACCTTGTTCCTCGTTGTTGAACCAAAGAATATTGCCCTCAGCTTGTGTAGCCATGTGTGTGACTTCACTAGCCAAGAATGTTGTCTTCCCTGTTTCAGGTCTAGCAAACAGAAACCCAAAATCACCTTGTCTAAGACTGCCCAAAGATTGATTGAGACAGTTTAAACGCCACCTAAGTCCCTTAGTCGTTACTTGAGATTCATACAACTCCTCTAGGTCATCAGTGACGAATGTAATCTCTTCCTCGTTTGGTCTGTCAATATCCATCTTAGAGATTTTGTCAAGAATCTCGTTAAAGTCTTTTCTGCCCTCTGTGACTTCAAGAGCCATCTCTGCAACTTCACGAGCCATAACCGCAGATCGTTGTTTGTCGAGATATTCCTCAATGCGAGTGTCATCAACTTCCAATCCACGAAGCTTGTCGAAGATTGTATTGAACATTTCCTTTTCAACATCTTTCAAGAATGGATAATCTGAGAAGAATTTTAGTTCTAGGTCGTCAATGGTGTATTGCTCTTTATCAGAAGATTCCTGTAAAGATTTAACACAATAAAGAAGCTTGACAAGTTCTTTATTTGTTATTATAATATTATTTATATATTTATTATATATTATATTATTTAATATATATTTAATAATAATTAATTCTATCATACTTCTTTCTCCATGTCAACTACATTTAAATATTTCTTTATCTCTGTTTCAGAATAACATTTTGGATCGAGATCAGTCCAAATTGTTCTTACTTCATCAAAAAGTAATTTCGCATTTCCTGCCTGTTTAAGAGCCGATAAACTTTTATCCTTATCGAGCCATACAAAAAGTTTTTTAAAGCGTTTAGATAGCCTTAAAATGAGTTCTAGGGGTATAATTGAGTTATGTATTGGAACACTTGGTAGCACTCTACTAACTTTTATAGCAGAAATTGCATCTTCTACAATAATTATAGAGTCATTTTGCGTATTCTGCATAATTGGCTCATTATTACGAATAACTCCCCTAGTCATATACTTAGCACCTAATCCTGTGAAGTTTCTAGCGTTTTGATAACTACCACCATCAAAGACCAAATAACCATCACTATCCCAAAAATAATTTTTATTGATTTCATCGTTTGTTAGTCCATATTTTTTAAGGTAGGTCATTCCTTTAGCGTCCATAAACTGAGCCTTATTAAATGACATAAAAGATTTCTTTTCTAATACTGTGTTTAAACGATCCTTATATTTCTCTACAATGTCACCCCTATCGTGATAACCACAAGCAAAACAATACTTATGTGTATCAGAATAGACTGCTAGATTGTTTCCTGACTTGTCAGCACCATTGGCACTGCATTTAGGGCATCTCTCATTGTATAGAAAATGACTCATAGACCACAATATGCCTCTACTAGTTTTTTAGAATCAAACTTATTTTGCTTATTATACACTTGCTTTTCTTTTAAGTCTAAATACATTGGGGTAAGTTCTACATGATGAACATCTTTAAGCTTTATCGTTTGTTGTATGTCTGAGGGTAAAAAAGTCCATGTCTGACTTGATCGTAAATCCCCATTCGTATCAAACTCTTCATAACGCCACGCATCAGGTTTTTTCATAGGTCTTTCCATTCTAAAAAGTCATGGTGTTCTTCATCTGAGGGTGTTTCTTTTGTAGCTAGGTCTTCTCGTTCCATGTAAAGTAAATCATTTTTAATGTCGTTTAAACAGTAATTACATAGATCTAAATATTCCCCTGTCGTTTGGCTTTTTCGTGTTGATTCATAATCTGATAATAAAGCATTACAGGCGACACATCTCATTTTATACCCCAATCATTTTAGAAAGTATTACATTAACATCTCGTGGTAAACTTCGTGTAGGTCGTTGAAGTAAAGTAAAGCTTTTTCCATCTCGTTTAAACTTCGCTTGTGAATCCCAACCATATCCCCAAAAGAAATTAAAAGTATTTTTAGTTAAGTAAATTATTTTATACTCACCAAAGTTTTTTGTTATCATTTTGTTTCTCCAAAAGTTTTAAATATCTTTTTGCATTACGATAATAAAGCATGGTATCTCTTAACATTATAACACATCCCTTTCAGTTAGTCCATAAAAATTAATATAATCATCTTGTAAATCAGTGTCTTCTATAGCATCTGTTAAATCAGCAGTAAATCTATTGTTATGATGTTCCATTATCCATGTTGGAAAGTCCATAATTTCAACCATGTCGTTAATTGTCGTATGCCATTCCTCATGTTTCATTTCATAAGCATAACTAAACTCTTCTTTAGGTATTTTAACTGCCTTTAGATAAGCCTCTGTTTTGTTTTCTGCCTCTATAACCTTGTAATATGGCACGATTGCCTCTGCATAAACTTTAAAAGTTTTCATGTTAGTTCTCCTCGAAGTAAAGTTCATATTCATCTTTTAGTTCTTCATCTGACATCTTGTCATAACCTGTCATACCACTTCTAAATAAATCAGCAATTTCATAAGGTTTCCATTCATACCAACAATCAATCCTATGTTCTACTAATCTTTCAATCATTTCTTTTCTTGTTTTCATTTTAATAATCTCCAAAATATGTTTCGTTGTTCTTTTCTCGGTTTCCTAATATGAACCCGAAAATAAATCCTACCACAAAAACTATAATAGTTAAAAGCATTTCTTTCTCCTAATAAAATAATAAATTGTCAAGTTTTGTCTTTTTAGTCTTTATTCCCCATGAATGCGGCTTTTTTATTGAATCATCATGAAAATAATAAGTCGTATTCCCTATTATGTTTGGCACTTTATGAAAATAGACTTCATGAGCTATAAGTTTTTCTTTTAATAAGTCCTCCTGGCTTGGATATTCGTGTTTCTCACTTAAAATATCCCATACTCCATGAAATTGACCTTTTTTTAGAATTACCTCGCAAATTGTATTCCCATAATGTCCATTTCTAAAGCGATTTAAGATTACTTGTGCAACCCCATGTTTGGCTTCTATGCTTTGCGTGTGAGCCTCTGCATATATAGCCATAGCCATACAATTCAAGTCAGCGTTAGCCTGGTCTATATCTAGTATCATTATAAATCTCCATCTTCTATAATTTCTAAAATAATAAAATTATTATAAAGAGTTTTTGCTTTTTGTAAAGCATCTTCATAATCTTTTCCAAAAACATATCCTGCAATTGCACCATTATTATATAATACTTTATAGAAAGTATATTTCATTTGTTTCTCCTTTAAAAATGGAAAACCCATTTGTTTAAAATTTTCCATGTAAAATTGGTTTTTGTCAAGATGTTTTTAACAAAAACTTTGTAACAGTTTGTATCATATTTCTATTTTTTCAGACAAGACTCGACCCTCACAGAGTATCCGTGATTTTAAAAAATACCTCTCACACCCTATAAAATCAGGCTTTTTGACTGAAATTATAAAAGAATGAGCTACACAATCGAGCTATGTCGCATTATTTTTGTGTCCCCTATACTTACCCCCTATCAAATAAAAAAAGTTTATTTAAGAGCTTAAAAATGCCTTTAATGAGACTTTTTGTGAGTCATTGAGACCACAGTTAAGAAAAGTCTTTTAAATACTCACCGACAAAAAAAAAGCCCTCGAAAGTGAGGGCTTATGAGCATTTAAAAAATGTCTCTAAGTGTACGCCCTCGAGTGTAGGTGTGGGAGTGGGTCTGACTCATAAGAATAAGCGACCTCGTCTGTCAGATTTTGAATGACTGACACAATGTCAGAGAGCTCAGCATTTTTGACCCATGCTGTCAGAGCTCGGGTGTCATAAGACATGAGCTCATCAATCATAGGGACATCATAATAAGACCCATAGTAGGACTTTTTATAAAAGGTCTCGGGCTCTGCCACTCTCTCATGTATGAGGTCAATAGTACTCCAGTCAATCGAGCACAATCTATCTGACAACTTTTCGACATGAGACACATTGAGGGTCTCACTTTTTGAGTGCTCTGACATATATCCTATGCTGACATTGGTGCACTCGGATACATAGTCAAAATAGGTGTATGTATCAGTGTAAGCACCCGTAGGGTCAGCAATATAACCGAGTGACAATAGGTTACAGAGCTGAGCTGTGAATGACTCACTTATGCCCTGCCTACCCGATTGGTGAGTGATAACAGAGGTTTCAGCTCGTCTGTCAAAGGCTATCGAGTGTGTGAATGACTTGATAAAATCGAGGTGAGTCTCGACAATCTGAGACGACCCCCACAGTCCAATCTCTTCACCTCTGTGAAATACATACACACCCTCAATGTCAGCGTCAATCATGTCGAGCATAAGTGCGACCCCTGCACCATTATCAGCACCGAGACAGTCGGACTCATCGTCCACAAAGGCTGTGTCAAAGGTGTCTAAAAATACTTGCTGTTTTATTTTGTGAGGGTCTTTTTTGTGCATGGTGTCAATGTGACTCGACCACATAACCTTATGACCCTTTTTGTCATTGTGATTGTCATACACATAAGCGAGGACTTCACCTTTGTCATTTTTGAGAGGGTCAAAATTGCTCATATACTTTTTAATGAAAGCACTTTCACCCTTTGAATTGTGTCCTCGTCTGTATGTCAAAATGTCGAGCAGTCTTTTTTTATTCATTTTCTGTCTCACTTTCATTGTTTAATTGTGGGTTATGGTCAGGACACTCAGCCTCATAAGAGTCATTAAGCTCATTTTGAAGTGTCTCAGCGTCATCACTGTGACATATTGACCCGTCTGACAAGGTATGTGCGAACTCATTAAAACAATAATTGTCGTCCTCATGCTCATGGTCGAGGCGTACACAGTGCCCGACATAGTAGGTACCCCCGTCACACTCAATCAACTCATCAATATGATAGAAAAGCTCATCATGGTCACACTGATAAATATCATACTCAGAGAGATAATCAATGTCATAGTACTCAGAGTCAGTCTGACATCTTACAGCCCTGTCACTTGGTATGTCATTTTGTCCGTGTCGAGTATAGGCATAAGTATAATTATCGTCGAGACAGCTCTGACATACAGAGTGGTCGCAGTACTCAATATAAGTGGAGTCATCATCTGTCATACCCTCACCACAGTCAGCACAGGTACTCATCTCATCTGTGTGACCTCCCGTCATAGCTAAGTCGAGATAACCTGACCCCACCTCAATATAAGACACCCCGTCAATGGTAATGAGCTCACCTTTTTGAGTACCAGTCCGACCCGAGTCAATATATGGTGCGACATATCCCCCATGCCCTGACTCAATAGCCTGTAAGAGACACCCGTCGAGGTCAATTTCATTCTTATAGCCTACAGCGCATAAGTGGTCTCTTAAAAATCTGCCCTCAGGTGCATTGTCGGGAGCTGGGTACACTCTTAAATAACCTTTTCTGTCATCATCTCTGACAATCGACCGAGCAATAATAGAGCCCTCAGCATTTTTTAAAACAGCAAGTTTTAAGACTGACTTACTATGTGCATACACTCTGACAGCCTTTTCCCCTGACATACAAGTCCTCAAAGCACTCACATCTGCATAAGCATTGACCCACCCTGTCGGGTCATCATGGTCAATGAATGAGACCACCCACCCCGATTGTGAATTTAAAAATCCGTTAAAGCCCTCGACCACTGTTTTAATGTCACTTTCAGAGAGATTGAATTCATTTTTATATGTGGTGAGGTACTTACCGAGACGAGTTTTGACCTCCCGACTCTCTCTCATGTGTCTTAAACTCGGATAATATGCGACCATTGACGGCTCTGTGACTGACCTGTGTAGATTGTGCAGAGGTTGAAAATGTCCGAAAAGTTTATTTGAATTTTCAGACATACCGAGTTTTATCGGGTCAATGTACTCCCACCCATTGTCAGTCCAAAGTCTCTCAACTCTAAAAATACAGGGCTCAATTTTATTGACTGTCGGTGCTATGACATTACTTCTAAGATGCTTTAAATAATCACAGACGACCTCTGTCGGTGTGTTATTTCGCTTTATTGATGCGACATACTTTGACAACTTTCGACCACTCTTAAGAGTAGCAATTTTTATTTGCTGTAATGAGTGAGTCCTGACTCTCAAATTGAATGAGATTAAATTCATATAAATAAACTCTTTTAAGTCAATTCGACTGACCCCATAGAGTCCGTTAAGTTTAATAAGTCCGTGCATGATGTGTCCCCTTATAGTGAAAGTAATAAAAAAATAAAACCATAGAATGTCACTGCGCTAAGTATGAAACCAATTACATATTGAGCTTTCATTTTTTGTCCCTATATATGTGCGAATGTGCACTCCCCGATTATAATTCAAAACAATCAATAAAAATACACGATTAATCAAATATATTTCAAAGTCAAAGCAATAATCGTGCCAATGCTTTGAATTATTCAAATTTTCTTTTTGTGCTCAATTTTTGTGCATATTCTTAATGGTCTCAATGTCTTATATGTTTTATATATCAGTTCTTATGGTGTGATAAGTGGTGCTTATCATGGTGCTATGTGTACCAGTAAAAAGACTTTCACTCACTCAACTTAAAAAATCTCCAAATTACCCGACATAATTACTCAACTATTATGACCATGAGTATGAGCTCAATCATAAGAGCTTTAATGAGTGCTTAAAGTTTAATCACTTGTTAATTAACAACTGATTACTTTTTAATCAGATGTAAAGTATAGGGGGGGGGTATTGGTTGGCTACTGGAATATTTTTATAGGTACACACCAAATATATCAGAAGGAAAAAAGGGACCTTATCAAACATCGACAACTATAAATTAAAAATAAGTGATATATGGCATAGGGAACTGGTTATAATAATAGCCCTAGGAATCACAGGAAGGGGTCTAGGAACGATTTTCTTTTAGATTTGATACGAAGGTAGCTCGAAATGCCTTTAAGGGCATTCCTCGCTTACTAGAAGTTAATGATAATACGCAAGACATATTCTTAAGAATGGAGTATAATTATTATATAAACTAGAAAATGAAAGGAGTATAATATGAAATGGACTCAACCTAGCGTCACCGAGTTACGCTTCGGTTTCGAAGTGACAATGTATGTTATGAATCGATAGATTTAAAGAAACATGACTAAGCCAGGTTTGTTCCTGGCTTTGTTATTTATATTATATTAATATATTATTATTATATTATATATTATATATATTATTATATATATATATATTAAAGATCTTATTATAACAGAAGTATTCTATTCTGTCAAGTAGTTTTTTCACTTGAGGTTCAAAAACCGAAAGTCTTCTATCCTCTTCTTAAAAATAGCTAATCTAGCTTCTTCTTCAAATATCTATTGACATTCTTAAAAAGTTGTGGTATAATTGTTATATGAGCATCTAATTATAGATGCCGTCTCCTTTAAGGATAAAGATGACCGAAGAGTTTAAACCAGTAGACATAGAGATTGTCGTAGCCGAAGCTACTCCCGAGAATAAAGACGGGGTGGCTGCACAAGTCCGCCGTAGAGGAGGACGCCGTCCAGGTGCTGGACGACCAGCCTTAGTTCGTTTGAACAAAGAACGGATGGAACAGGGTTTAGAACCCATCGAATACAAAAAGAATAAGATTATCAAGAAACGGAAGAGTGATGCCATTCTCCCAGTTTCTAAAAAAGCTAGGGCACAAGAAATCTTAGCAGAGATGCTTGGTCGTGAGAGTAAGTACATTGTTGAGAAGGTGCTGTTCAAAGCACTCGATGATACAGATGATGACCAAATGGCTTGCTTAAAGATTGTGATGGATCGTATCCTCCCAGCTGACTATTTAGAAAAAGTAAAAGGTAAGAGTAACCACATCAGCATTCAGATTATGGGTGTGGGTGAGACAGTGATACATTCTAGTGAAGAAGAAATTCAAGAAGCCGACTACGAGGAAATCAAAGAAGACAATGGATGAGATAGATAAATTTACCCCTTATGCAATTATACCAAAAGCTTCCCAAAACTTTGGAGCAGAGATTGGTCCAGTCTACGCATCAGGATATGTTGATCCTGAAAATAGAAACTTAGGTGGAAGACTAGAATATTCTAACCAAGATATAACTGCTGGTATTAATAAAGACCTTATGAACCCTGTAGGTGTAGATATTGCTATGGGGAATACAAGGGCTAACTTAGACAAGTATGGTTATGATGTTACAACTTCTGTACCAGGCATTCCAGGAGAGGTTGGTTATAGTGGTAGAAATAAAACCCCATATTACAATTACAATGATGGTATGCTTAATTTAGAAGCAACACCAAAAGATATTCAAGCAGGAGTTAATGTAGGAAACTTTACAGCTAGTGGATCCTATTCTAAACAAGCTGGTCCAGCACTAAATGCTAATTATAGAAAAATGTTTGAAAATGGTATGATTGATGTTAATGGAAACTTAACACCTCAAGGCTATCAAATAATGTTACAAGGAAATTACTCGTTCTAATTGTCAACCTTACAAGTAAAACTACATGATAAACAACTCGAGGTCTTTAATGATAAGACTCGTTTTAAAGTGGTTGCAGCAGGAAGACGATTTGGTAAGAGTCGATTAGCTGCATGGATGCTTCTCATTGAAGCGTTAAAGAGTAAAAGTAAAGATGTGTTCTATGTTGCTCCAACCTACCAACAAGCTAAAGATATTCTTTGGGGGTTACTAAAAGAACTAGGGCATGAAGTAATTGCTGCTGCACATGAAAACACTTCTATTCTTACACTGGTAAATGGAAGAAAGATTTTCTTAAAAGGTGCAGATAGACCTGACACACTTCGGGGTGTTGGACTAGCCTTCGTAGTAATTGATGAGTACGCAGACATTAAACCAAATGTTTGGGAACAGATTTTAAGACCAGCCCTTGCCGATGTGCAAGGTGGAGCTATGTTCATAGGAACTCCTAAAGGGCGTAATCACTTTTACGAATTATATAAATATGCAGAGAGTGTTAAAGATGTAGAGTGGAAAGGATTCCATTATTCATCCTATGATAACCCACTTATCCCTGCAAAAGAAATTGAAGCTGCTAAACAATCAATGTCCAGTTTTGCTTTTAGGCAAGAGTTTCTAGCATCATTTGAAGCTGCCAGCAGAGATATTTTTAAAGAAGATTGGATAAAGATTGATGAAGAAGAACCTGATGATGGTCGTTATTTTATCACAGTTGACTTGGCTGGTTTTATTAATGTCGATAAAGAGTCGGGCAATAAAAATAGTAAACTGGATGAAACAGCTATAGCCGTAGTTAAAGTGCATGAAGGTGGCTGGTGGGTAGCAGATATTATTCATGGTCGCTGGGATATTAAAGAGACTTGCGAACAGATTATTAGAACAGTTATTAAGTATGAACCAGTTGCTGTAGGTATTGAAAAGGGTAGCTTAAAGAATGCTGCACTACCCTACCTTATGGATTTAATGAGAAGGAACAATCACTATTTTAGAATAGATGATGTTACTCATGGAAACCAAAAGAAGACTGATCGTATAGTGTGGGCTTTACAAGGTAGATTTGAACATGGTAAGGTAACACTTAATATGGGAGAATGGAACAATGAGTTTATTGATCAGCTCGTTAATTTTCCTAATCATTTGCTTCATGATGACTTGGTGGATGCTTTAGCATACATAGACCAAATTCAAGTAGTAGAGTATTTCCAAGATTATGAAGATGAAGAATATCAAGTTTTAGACAAAATAACTGGCTATTAAAAGGAAACCAAATGGCAAATAAATTAGTTGATTGGGTAATGGAATATGTTGAGGATTGGAGACTCCATAGAGATACTAATTATCTTACTGACTGGAAAGAGTTCGAAAGACTTTGGAGAGGCGAGTGGGCTGCTGAAGATCGTCTAAGAGATTCAGAAAGAAGCCGTATAACATCCCCTGCTCTTCAACAAGCCATTGAAAACCATACAGCTGATATTGAAGAAGCTATCTTTGGTCAAGGTGACCATCTATTTGATATTGATGACGACATGATGGATAAAGATCCTCGTGATGTAGAGTATCTTAAAGCTTACATGAAAGAGAAATTTAAAAAGAATAAGATCCGTAAAGCAGTTGGAGACATTACTCTTTTAGCTTCTATCTATGGTACTGGCATTGGTGAGATTACTACTAAGAAAATTAAAGAACTTGTCCCTGCAACAAGACAGATGCCTGAAGTAGATGCCGTAGCAGTTGGCGTAGAAGAAAAAGAAACTGTAGTTGTTTCATTAAAACCAATTAGTCCACAAAACTTTCTTATTGACCCAACAGCAACATCTATTGATGATGCACTTGGTGTAGCTATTGAAGAGTTTGTATCAGCACATAAAGTAGCTGAAGGTGTTAAAGCTGGTATCTATAAAGACACCGACATTGAAGATGATTCAACACCTGATCCTGATTTAGAAGCATCCTTCTTAGATGAAGAATACAATGATGATAAGATTAAAATTATTCGTTACTATGGTTTAGTACCAGCTTACTTACTTGATGCTAAAGAAGATGAGATTGTTGACATCTTAGGTGAAGGTGAAGATGAGAAGTCTGACCTTATGGAAGAGTATGGTGATTTAGTAGAAGCTATTGTTGTTATTGGTAATGACAGTAAACTATTAAAAGCTGAACGCAGTCCTTATATGATGAAAGACCGCCCTGTTATCGCTTATCAAGATGATACAGTGCCTAATAGATTTTGGGGTAGGGGTGTTGCAGAGAAGGGCTACAATATGCAAAAAGCTATTGATGCTCAACTCCGTAGTCATCTTGACTCACTAGCACTTACTACTGTACCTATGATGGGTATGGATGCAACTCGCCTTCCTCGTGGGGCTAAGTTTGAAATTAAACCAGGTAAGAGTATATTAACAAATGGTAATCCTGCTGAAATCTTAATGCCATTTAAATTTGGTCAAACAGATGGTGGGAACATTCAAACTGCTCAAGCATTTGAAACTATGTTATTACAAGCTACAGGTACACTTGATTCAGCAGCTATGCAAACACAACCTGCGGGTGGTGAACTATCTGTAACGCTTTCTAGCATCCTCAAGAAAAATAAACGCACACTAGTAAACTTCCAAGACCAGTTCCTTATCCCATTTATTGAGAAGGCAGCTTGGAGATTTATGCAATTTAATCCTGAAGAGTTCCCAGTTAAAGATTGGAAATTTATTCCATCATCAACATTAGGTATGTTAGCAAGAGAAGTAGAACAACTTCAAATTATTAACCTACTTAAAACTCTTGGCTCAGACAATCCAATTACACCAATCCTTATCCAAGGTGTTATTGCTAACTCAAGCCTTCCTAATAAGAATGGATTGCTACAGCAAATTGCTCAAGCAACTGCTCCTAATCCACAACAACAACAAATGCAACAAATGGCAATTCAACTTCAAATGCAAGATGCACAGTCTAAAGTTGAGAAAACTATGTCAGAAGTACAGGTTAACAAGACTATTGCAGCTAAGAATGTGGTTGATATACAGACTAAACCACAAGAAACACAAGCTAAGCTTATGACTGCTATCTCTACAAACCTACCAAATGAGGATGATAAGATTGCTGCTGAGTTTGATAGAAGAGTAAAAATAGCTGAATTAATGCTAAAAGAAGCTGATATGGATCAAAACTTAGAGATTGTCAAGCAACAAATGCAATCTAGTAACAAACCCTTGACAAACTAAGATTTCTATGCTATAATTGTTATATACTCTCATTATACACTACTTTTATTAAAAAGGCAATAGATGGAACGAGAATTACAAGAATATTATGAAAATAGATTTAGTACTATGGCTACAAAAGGTTGGGAAGACTTCATAGAAGACACTCAAAACCTATTTGATACATACAATAAAATTAATACAGCTGATTCGTTTGAAGAGTTTCATAAACGAAAAGGTCAAATAGATATACTTCAATGGATTCTGTCGCTTAAAAGTGCTTCAGAACAATCTTACGAGGAGTTAAAGAATGAAGAAGTTGTTTGAGTTCCATTGTTCCACTTGTGATAATCACTTTGAGGAACTAACGGAGTACACACAAACTTTTCCATGCCCTAAATGCAACTCTAACGCTGATAAAATTATCAGTGCACCTAGAGTTAGTTTAGAGGGTTGGTCAGGAAGCTTTCCAGGTGCAGCTGATGCTTGGGATAAAAAGCGTAAACAAAAATTGGCTGAAGAACAAAAGCAGAATGCCGCTTGAAATTCTTTCCTAAAATGCTAAACGCACAGGAGAAATAATATGGCAGGATTAATAGATGAAGTGTTAGTAAATGATTTGGAAGCTTCTAATCTCACAGACAAGGCTCAAGACTTACCAGTCGAAGAACCCAAAGTTGAAGAGAAAGTAGAAACTAAACCAGTAGATGATGTCCCTGAAAAGTATCGTGGTAAATCACTAAAAGATATTGTCGGTATGCACCAAGAAGCTGAAAGGCTAATAGGTCGTCAAGGCAGTGAAGTTGGTGAACTGCGACAAGTAGTGGACAACTTTATTAAGACTCAAACAGCTAAGGAATCCAAGACACAAGAAGTAACAGAAAGTGATGATGATTTTTTCATTGAACCTAAAACCGCAGTAAAGAGGGCTATTGACAATCACCCTGCAATTAAAGAAGCACAGAATCAAGCATTAATGATGAAGAGAGAACAAACTCTTTCTCAGCTTAAATCTGAGTTCCCTAATGTAGGTGAAGTTGTTCAATCTCCTGAGTTTGCTGAGTGGATTAAGAATTCAAGAGTCCGTACAGAGTTATTTGCTAGAGCAGAGACACAGTTTGACTATGATTCTGCTAAAGAACTTCTCTCTACATGGAATGATAAACAGTCTATCACTAAAAAAGTAGCAGAAACATCTAAGGTTGACCGAGACCAGCAATTAAAAGCTGCTGATGTTGGAAGCCAAGGAGCTACAGAATCTGTTGCAAAGAAGAAATATCGTCGAAGCGATATTATTAAACTCATGCAGTCCGATCCTGATAAATATGATGCTATGTCTGAAGAGATTATGTCAGCATATCGAGAGGGTCGTGTAATTTAACTTTTTAGAAAAGGATTTTTATCATGGCTTTAGGTACCGATCAAGTAAGTATTACCACAGCAGCAACCTTTATTCCCGAAATTTGGAGTGACGAGATTGTAGCTGCGTACAAAAAGAACTTAGTTGCAGCAAATCTATTTAAAAAAATGTCTTTCGTTGGTAAAAAGGGTGATACAGTTCGTATTCCTGTACCAGCAAGAGGTGTTGCAGCTGTTAAAGCAATCAATACACAAGTAACTCTTCAAGCAGCAACTGAAACAGATATTGCTGTTTTAATTGACAAACACTATGAATATTCAAGAATGATTGAAGACATGGTTGAAGTACAAGCTCTATCATCACTCCGTCGTTTCTATACAGATGACGCTGGTTATGCTTTAGCTAAACAAGTTGACACATCACTAATCCAATTAGGTCGTGGATTTAATGGTGGATCAGCTGTAACTTATGGTAACGCATACATCGGTGGTGATGGTACTACTGCATATACATCAGGTTCTCCTAATGCTTCTGCATTAACATCTGCTGGTATCCGTAGAACTGTACAACGCTTAGATGACAATGATGTTCCAATGGAAGGTCGTTTCTTCTTGATTCCTCCTTCAGCAAGAAACACATTAATGGGTATTAGTGAATATGTAGCACAATCCTTCGTAGGTGAAGTTGGTGCTGGTAACACAATCCGTAATGGTGAAATTGGTAATCTTTATGGTATTCCAGTATTTGTCTCTTCAAATGTGGATACTGCAACTGGTGCTGCTCGTATTGCCCTTATGGGTCATAAAGACGCTGCTGTGTTAGTTGAACAAGTAGGTGTTCGTTCACAAACACAATACAAACAAGAATATTTAGGTACTCTATACACTGCAGATACTCTCTATGGTGTTAAAGAACTTAGAGATGGTGCTTGTATTCCATTAGCAGTTCCTGCGTAATGCAACTTAGCCCTTCGCAAGAGGGGCTATTTTTATGGGTATTATTTAGTATCCATAAATATAACTTAGGAGACCACAATGCAATTTATCAATAAAACATCAGGTGAAATCTATTCAGCTTTAACAAAAGATGAAGTAAAATCATACGAAGCATCTCAAGCTTGGGAAGCTGTAAAGGAAACTGTTAAAACTCCTAAAGAGGAAGTGACAGAAAAACCAAAAGTTACTAAAGAGAAGAAAGAAAGTCTTTTAAACAAACTCTTTAATTAAGGAATATCATGGCAATTTTTCGTGGAGCTGGTGGCTCAGGCGATGCTACTACAGATGCAACCAATCAAGCTTCAGTTGCTTCTGACGCAGCTGCTGCTGCCTTAGTAAGTGAAACTGCTGCAGCTACTAGTGCTACTAATGCTGCTACATCTGCTACAAATGCAGCAAACTCTGCAACATCTGCAACTAATTCAGCTACCTCTGCCACTGCATCTCAATCTGCAGCTGCTGTTTCTGAGTCCAATGCTGCTACAACATACGATAACTTTGATGACAGATACCTTGGTCAAAAAGCAACAGCACCTAGTGTAGATAATGATGGCAATAGTCTTTTAACAGGGGCTTTATACTTCAATTCTACTTCTAATACTATGTTCGTGTGGACTGGATCTGCGTGGACTTCTGTATCTAATACTGCAACATCAACAAGTGCCGCTGCTTCTGCAGCTGCTGCTGCAACAAGTGAATCTAATGCAGCCACTTCAGCTACTAACGCTGCTAATAGTGCTTCTACAGCTTCAACTCAAGCTAGTAGTGCTACAACCTCAGCATCAAACGCTGCTACTTCTGCAAGTAATGCCTCTACCTCGGCATCTTCAGCTTCAACATCAGCTTCAACAGCCACTACACAAGCATCAAATGCCTCAACATCAGCTACTAATGCAGCAACATCAGAATCTAATGCTGCTGTAAGTGCTGGAACTGCTTCAACTGGAGCATCCACTGCCACTACTCAAGCTGGTATAGCAACTACACAAGCTAGTAATGCTTCTACAAGTGCCTCTAACGCAGCAACAAGTGCAACAGATGCTGCAAATAGCTATGATTCTTTTGATGATAGATATTTAGGAGCTAAATCTTCAGCCCCAACTTTAGACAATGATGGAAATGCTCTAATAACTGGTGCATTATATTGGAATTCAACATCAAATCAATTATTTGCATGGAGTGGATCAGCATGGACTACAGCTGCTTTTACTGCTAATGTTGCTGGTTCTACCACACAAGTACAATATAACAATGCAGGAGCTTTTGCTGGCTCTGCTAACTTTACCTTTAACGGCACAACAGTTACCACAGCTAATGACGCATCTATATCAGGATTAACAGTAGGTAAGGGTGGTGGTGCTGTAGCTACTAACACTGCTATTGGTTCAAGTGCTTTAGGTGGTTCTAATAGCGGAACTGGTCAAAATACTGCTTTGGGTTATCAAGCATCATTTTTAAATACATCTGGTAGTAATAATACTTCTGTTGGTTATGCAGCTTTATATACTAATGTAACAGGTACTAATAGTGTAGCAGTAGGTGTCAGAGCATTAAATTTAGCAACAGCAGGTAATAATACAGGAGTTGGCTATCAGGCTTTATTTTCTACTACTACAGGTAATTTAAACTCTGCATTTGGTGTAAATACTTTAGCTTTAAATACTACTGGAGCAAATAACTCAGGGTTTGGTCATAATGCTATTTATTCAAATACCACTGGTGGTTCTAATTCAGGATTTGGCTATCAAACTTTATATTTAAATGTCACAGGTAACTATAACACAGCAGTAGGTACATCAGCACTTGCTAACTCAGGCAAAACTGTAACTGCTGGAGTATTCGTAGTAGGTGTTGCATACACTATTATCTCTATCGGCACTACAGACTTTACTCTCATAGGTGCAGCATCTAACACAGTAGGACTCACATTTACTGCAACAGGAGTGGGTACAGGAACAGGTACTGCTGCAAGTAATACAAGTAACAATACTGCGGTAGGTTACCAAGCTCTTACGACTAATACTACAGGCATTAATGATGCTTTTGGTTATCAAGCGTTACAATTAAATACTACAGGTGCAAACAATGTAGCAATTGGTAATCAAACATTAAAAGCTAACACAACAGGTGGAAGTAATACAGCAATAGGTTATATAGCATTAAATGGTAATACAACAGGCTCAGGTAACACAGCCATGGGTATATATGCTTTATACCAAAACACTACAACTTCTAATAACACTGCTGTAGGTAACTCTGCATTATCTGGTGCTATTACAGGAGGTGGAAACTCATCTTTAGGTCATACTGCTGGTGCTGCTATTACTTCAGGAACTAATAACACTTTACTAGGTTTTCAATCAGGCTACTCAGGAACTAACAACCTAACCACAGGTTCTAACAACACTATTATCGGATACAACGCAGCAGCATCTTCTGCCACTGTATCTAACGAAATAACACTAGGCAACGCATCTGTAACATCACTAAGAGTACCAGGCATAGCAGCTACATTTGGTACAAGTAATTCTACTATTTCCTTACTAACTATTGGTTTAGGTGGTGGTAATATTACTACTAATACTGCATTGGGAGTTTCTGCATTAGCGGCAACTGCTACAGGATTGCAAAATACAGGTGTAGGTAATTCTGCTTTAACTGCTCTTACTTCAGGTCAACAAAATACAGCATTAGGATTTCAGGCTTTATATTCAAATACAACAACATCACAAAATACAGCAGTGGGTTACAGAGCTTTGTATCTCAATACAGCATCAAGCAATACTGCTGTTGGATACTTTGCTAATGGTTCATTAACTACAGGTTCTCAAAATGTAGCTATAGGTATATCAGCATTAAATAGTGCAACTACTAGCAGTAATAACACAGCTATTGGTGCTTATGTTTCATATTATAATACTACAGGAGCTAGTAATACTATAGTTGGTGAAGCAGCTAATTATAATTGCACAATAGGCTCTAACAATTCAGCTTTAGGCTTTCAAGCATTATTTAACAATACAACAGCAGTAGCAACACTTGGTGCTATCACTGGCGGCACTGGTGGTACAGACGGAACTTACACTGGTGTCGTAATGACATTATCTAGTGGCTCTACAGCAGTAACTTACCCTACAGCTACCATAGTCGTTGCAGGTGGAGCAGTAACTACAGTAACCATCACATCTGCTGGTGTAGGCTTTAAAGACACCACCACAGTACTTACAGCACCTACAGCATCTATCGGTAATGTAACAGGATTCACAGTGCCTGTAGCAACACTAGCTACAGGTGGTAATAACACAGCAGTGGGATATCAGGCGTTAAATGCTAATACGACAGCTAGTTCAAATGCAGCAGTTGGCTATCGTGCTTTATATTCTAATACTACAGGTAATCTAAATACAGCTTTAGGTTTTCAATCAGGTTATAGTAATACGACTGGAGTTCAAAATACTTCTATTGGTTACTTAGCAGGCACTACATCTACAACATCTAATTATTCAACTTATGTAGGAGCTTCTGCTGGACAGCTTAATACAGGAAGTGCTAATACAGCAGTAGGACAAGGTTCATTATATTCTTCAGGTGCTGGTGGTAATAATACAGCTATTGGATTTTCAGCATTACAAAGTGTTACATCAGGAGCAAATAATACTGGCATAGGATATAACGCTGGTAATTCAGGCACTAACAATCTCACTACTGGCTCTAACAACATCATCATAGGTTATAACGCTGCTGCATCATCAGCAACAGTGTCTAATGAGATTACTTTAGGTAATAGCTCTATAACAAGTTTAAGACTAGCTCCACTTATTACTGGCTATACATCTGCTGCACCTACAATAGCTTCTGCTGCAACTATAGCACCTACTAAACCTATCTCTTTTGTATCAGGCACAACAACCATAGACACTATTACAGCTCCTGCACCATTAACTGGTGGTGGCGGTTCAATTACAATTATTCCTACTGGAGTATTTGCAACAAGCACAGCAGGGAACATAGCACTAGCAACTACAGCAGTCGTAGGTAAAGCTCTTATACTTACTTACGATGCAACAACAACTAAATGGTATCCATCTTACTAAGGAAATAACATGGCAATAACATACACATGGTCAGTAACATCTATGTACACTCTACCTGAAGTAGAAGGTGAAACAGATGTCGTAGTATTAGCACAATGGGCAGTATCAGGCACAGATGGCACATACTCAGAAACATTAGGTAGCAACACAACACAATTCACTATATCTGCTGACGACCCTAACTTCACACCTTATGCTGACTTAACAGAAGAACAAGTCGTAGGTTGGATACAAACAACTTTAGGTGAAGATGGTGTAGCAAGTTATGAAGCTACGATTGCAGGAAGTATAGACTCACAAGCTAACCCACCTGTAACACCTAGCGAACAACCTCTCCCTTGGGTAGCACTTAACTAAATAAAAGGAAATACAATGCAAGAGATCAACTTAGTTTTAACAATAGAAGAAGTGAATGCCTTATTGAATGTCTTAGGTGAGCTTCCTACTAAAACTGGTGCATGGAACTTAGTAGTAAAGATTAAACAACAAGCAGAAACACAAGTAGAAAAACCTAAAGAAGAAGAATAAGGATATGGACATGACCCCTGAACAACAAAAACAAGCTATTAAAGAAGCATTAGAAGAATGGCTTGATAAGCAATTTACTGCTTTTGGTAAGTGGTCATTAAAAGGCATTGTAGCTATTGCGTTAGCTGGACTCGTATATTTATGGGCTATGTCGCATGGCTGGTCTATTAAATAAAAAGACCCTTAGGCATTTATATAGTTCATTTATAAGATTACCTCCATTTAATAGATACCCAATGCCTTCACCTCTTAAAATGAGGTTTGAAGTGATGGATTCAGATGATTGTGATGGGTTATTTACACCAAGTAATATGACTATTCATATAGAGACTAGACAAAATAGTTTTAAGAAAATGTCTGAGGTACTTCTACATGAGATGATTCATGTACTACTTTATAAAAGAAATATGTACACTAATAAGTATGCTGAACATGATGGTGACTTTGAACAGTTAGCAGGGGAAATTTGCAAGCTTTATAAATTTAATAGGAAAACATTTTAATGAAACATTTAATGTTCTTAATACTAGTCCTACTTACTTTACTCTATATTCATAAAGTAGAAGCCTCTGAATATATGGTTATGCAATATAATGAGAATGTTCGTATTGTTCTTTCTAAAGAAAAGTGCGAGTCAGCTGGATTTAAAGCTGTAGCTCAAAGATTAGATAAACAAGTAATGAAAGCTTGTTGGTCAACTAATGAAAATAAAATACATATTCAATGGGAAGGTGGGGACTTTAGTGAATTCCCTGTAGATAGATTCTACCCTGTGGAGATTAAATAATGGATCCAATAACAATATTATCAGCATTCTTACCAGTAGCTATGGATTTAGGTAAGTCACTTATTAGTAGGTTTGTAGCACCTGATGTATTTAAACCAGCTACGATAGAACAATATACTCAAATGAAGTCTATTGACTTAGAGTTCTTTAGAGTAATGAATGAGGTTGGGGCAGGTAATCCATCTTATCCATGGGTAGAGTCCATCGTTAGACTGATGAGACCTGTAATAGGGGTTCTTGTGCTTTCTACATGGGTATATACCATAGTGAGTGGACACCCTAGTGAAGAAGTAAATAACTTTGCTAGTGCAGTTGGATTCTACCTATTTGGAGAACGCAGTTTGTTCTACATTAAGAAGAAATGAAGTTAAGTCCTAACTTTAGTTTAGAAGAACTTACTTTCAGTCAAGTAGCAAGTAGAAAAGGAATAGATAACACACCCTCTGCTAAAGTAAAAGATAACTTAGAAAGACTTGCATTCTTTTTAGAACAAGTTAGAAAAGTATTTAATAAACCATTCCTGATTAGTTCAGGATATAGATCGAGGGAAGTCAATGAATCAGTGGGTGGAAGTAAAACATCACAACATTGTGAAGGATGTGCAGCTGACTTTAATGTCAAGGGAATGTCTCCTGATGCTGTGGTCAGAGCCATTGTCGATGCTAATATCCCTTACGATCAGGTTATATTAGAATTTGATAGTTGGGTTCATATATCAATTCCAACTATTAAAGGTAGTCTTCCAAGAAACCAAGCTTTAATTATAGACAATAAAGGAAAGAGAGAATACAAATGAAAAAAGTTCCAACTACAAAGATGGGTAAACAAAAGAAAATTGGTAAAGTAATGGGTGAATATAAAGCTGGTACATTAAATACTGGTTCTAAAAAAGGTCCTGTTGTTACCTCTAAGAAGCAAGCAATTGCTATTGCTCTTTCACAAGCTGGTATGTCTAAAAAGAAATGAGTACTCCAGCATGGACAAGAAAAGAAGGTAAAAACCCTAAAGGTGGACTTAATGCCAAAGGAAGAGCTAGTTATACTGGTGGTACTTTAAAAGCACCTGTTAAAGCTGGTGATAACCCTCGTAGAGCATCTTTTTTAGCTCGTATGGGTAATATGCCTGGACCTGAGAAGAAACCTAATGGAGAGCCTACAAGACTTCTTCTATCTCTTAAAGCTTGGGGTGCCTCTTCTAAATCAGATGCAAAGGCTAAGGCTAAAGCAATATCTACTAGAAATAAAAACAAAAAGAAGTAGTTGACAAATAGCCATTCTTATGGTATAATTGTTATATACACTGGGAAAATAACACATGACTTATTTACAAATTGTCAATAGAGTTTTAAGAAGATTAAGAGAAGCAGAGGTAAGCACAGTTAGTGCTAACACTTATTCTACTTTAATTGGTGACTTAGTAAACTCAATTAAATCTGAGGTAGAAAACTCTTATAATTGGAGTGTTCTTCGTCAAACTCTAACTGCAACTACATCTAATAATTTATTCAATTATGTATTAGATGGTGCAGGAACTCGTTTTAAAGTTATTGATGTTATTAATGACACTTCTAATTGGTTTATGGATGAAAGAAGTTTAACTTGGTTTAATCAACAATTCTTATTATCAACACCTCAAGTAGGTCCTCCTGCTTATTATAACTTTAATGGTGTAGATGCAACTGGTGATACACAAGTAGATGTATTCCCTATACCTGATGGTAACTATGATTTACGCTTTAATGTGGTTCTACCACAAGCTGAGTTAGTTAATGATGGTGATGTCATACAAGTTAATGCTCAATTAGTTGTAGAAGGTGCTTTAGCTAGGGCTATTAGTGAACGAGGTGAAGATGGTGGTAGTCAGGATGTTGAGGCTAGATATAGAAATATGTTAGCTGATCTAATAGCTATTGAAGCTAATAATAGACCTGATGAAATTACTTGGTATCCTAACTAATGGCTGGAGTCTTAAAAACTACTAGTATTGTAGCTCCTGGATTCATGGGTTTAAACACTCAAGACTCTAGTGTTACTCTTGAAAGTGGATATGCTTCAGTAGCTAAGAACTGTATCATTGATAAATATGGTCGTTTAGGTGCTAGAAAAGGTTATAGTCTTTTAACGAATTCAATTAATGCTATATTTACAGCTTCTATTACTACAACTACAATGACTGTTTATTCAGTAACCTCAGGTACACTATCTATTGGTACTGTATTGTCAGGAACTGGCATTACTTCAGGAACTACAATTACTGCATTAGGTACTGGAACTGGTGGTACTGGTACATATACTATTAGTACTTCACAAACTAGGGCTGGTATATCAGGTACATATGCTAGAGCATTAACAACTGTTACAGTAACTGCAAGTGCTCATGGTTTAGCAGTAGGTGATACAGTTTATTTAGACTTTACATCAGGTACTGCTACAGATGGTGCCTTTGCAATTACAGCAGTAACAACGAATACATTTACAGTTACTCATGGAACTAGTGGAACTACTAGTGGTAATGTAACAATATATAGACCAACTACTGCATCTAATTCTTTAGGCACAGATAACTATTTAGAGTCTTTATTTGAGTTTAAAGATGTTGCTGGAAACATAACTTATTTATCTTCAGGTAACTTAAATATTTACAGTGGATCTAGTACTTTAAAATTAGAGACTATTAAAAGTTCAGGTGGAAATCCATCAACAGATTTATCACCTCAACCTACATTTACAGGTAATAGATGGCAGTGGGCTGCCCTTCCTGAAGGAACGGGTCCTGATGCAAACTCTTATGGTTTTGCTGCACAATTAGGAAATCCTTTATTAGTATGGAGAAGAAAAGGAACAGTAGACCCACATACTGGTGACTTTATTTTACAAAAAGTAGATCAAACTACTGGATATGGTAATAGACCAACTGGAGTTACAACATTTGACCCTGATTGTATTATCTCTGCTTTTGGTAGAATTTGGGTTGCTAATTTAACAAGTAATAAATCAACTATATATTATAGCAGACTTGTTGATCCTGCTCAATTCTCAGGAACTGGTTCAGGACTTATTGATATTGCTTCTGTAGTTGGTAATAATGATGAGGTTGTGGCTTTAGCACAACATAATAAATATTTAATTATATTCTGTAAGAATAACATTGTAGTTTATCAGGGTGCTAATGATCCTACAACAATGTCATTAGCTGACACTGTAAAAGGTGTTGGATGTATTGCTAGAGATTCTGTACAACATACAGGTAGTGATTTAATATTCTTATCTAAGAGTGGTATTAGAAGTCTTAATAGAACAATACAAGAAAACTCTATGCCTCTTCGTGAACTCTCTCTTAATATTAGAGATGACTTAGTAGGATACTTAGCTGTTGAAACATTAAATAACATTAAGAGTGCTTATTTTGAAAGAGATGCTTTCTATCTAATTACATTCCCAGGTTCTAAATTAATGGTTTATTTTGACCTTAGAAATGTTCTTCCTAATGGTGCAGCAAGGACTACAATTTGGAATACTAATGCTGGTATCACTTATAAAGCATTCTGTGCTACAGAAGATAGAAAACTTCTTTTTGGTGTGCCAAATGGCATAGCAGAATATACTGGATACTTAGATAATACACTTTCATATACTTTTATTTACTATACATCTAACTCAGACTTAGGTGCACCAACACAGGATAAGATGCTTAAGAAAGCAAGTCTAACTGTAATTGGTAGTGGAGATCAAGACTTTGCATTTAAGTATGGTTATGACTATACACTAAATCCTTTATCTGTAAATGTAATACAGAATTTAGGAACTAAAACATTTTCTAAATATAATAATATAACTGCAGAAGTTACTGGATCAATTTCAGGAACAACTCTAACTGTATCAGGAGTAACAAATGGATTTTTATCAGTTGGGGATAGTTTACTATGGAATGGTAATCTTATAGCTACTACAATAACAGCTTTAGGAACAGGTACTGGAGGAGTAGGTACTTATACAATTAATAGGTCAGTTACTTTATCAAGTACATCTATTATAGGTGGTACTACAAAAACTCCTAAATATAATGTATCTAAGTATGCCTCAGCTGGGATTGGTGTTAATACAGTGAGTCTTCCTTTAACAGGCTCAGGAAAAGTGTTACAGTTTGGAGTTGAAGCTACAGTAAATGATAATCCAGTGTCAATACAAAAAATAGATGTCTATCTTAAAACAGGGAAAATTTTATAATGTCTAACTATACCAAAACCACTAACTTTCTTGCTAAAGATTCTTTACCTGAGGCAGATTCAGGTAAGATTATTAAAGGATCAGAGTTTGATACTGAGTTTAATGCTTTACAAACTGCTGTAAATACTAAAGCTGATTTAGCTTCTCCAGCACTAAGTGGTACTCCTACAGCCCCTACAGCAAGTGCAGGTACTAATACAACACAAGTAGCTACTACTGCTTTTGTAACTTCAGCAAATACAACTTTTTTAGCAACAGATAATACTTTTACTGGCACACAAACATTTAAAGATAATAAGTTTGAGGTAGTAGATGATGCAGATGCTACTAAGAAATTAAACCTACAACTTAGTGGGATCACTACAGCAACAACTAGAACTCTTACAGTTCCTGATAAGTCAGGTACTATTGCAGTAACAACTGATTTAACACAAGGTAGTCCATTAAATGCAGCAGCTAATACTGTTGTAGCAGGTTCTTACGCTGCGACTTCTAGTGCTACCATTACAATTACAGCTACTAATACATTTGCAGTGGGACAAACTGTCTTTATTCAATTTACTAATTCATCAGGTAGTGCTTTAACTAATGGTGACTTTACTATTGTAACTGCCTCAGCAGGGAGCTTTACAATTACTTATGGTAGTTCTGTAACATCTGCTGGTACTTGTATCACTACAAGATATGGTGTTGTAGCTCTAGCTACCTCTACAGATTTATCTGCTAGAACTGATACATTAAGAGCAGTGACTTCAAGTAATTTAACTATTACAAGGGGCACTGTAGTGTCTCCAATGAATACTACTAATATAACTGTTTCTAATATACCTTCTTGGGTAAAAAGAATAACTCTTTTAGTAACTGGTGCAAATATTGGTTTTAATATTAGATTAGGAACATCAGGTGGAATAGTTTCTACAGGATATACTTCAATTGCTTCAGGTGTTTTATCAGGCAATCAAACAAGTAGAAGTTCATCTACTACAGATTTTGTTAATATAGGTAGTACATGCAGTTGTACAATTTCTAATATAACTGGAAATACTTGGGTACTTGGTGGTGTTAGTGATGATGGTAGAAGTTATATAAATACTGGTTATATTGCCCTAGCAGGTGTATTAACTCAACTGCAACTTGTAGGTATATTTACAGCTGGTACAGCTAATATTTTATACGAATAGGAATTATATGGATACAATGATTATAGATGTACAGACAGGTGAAGTATTAGTAAGACCTTTAACACAAGAAGAACTAGACCAAGTAACTTTAGATCAACAACAAATAGCTAATGGTTAAAGTAGAATATGCTAACCTTCTATATAAAATATATGGAAGTCCTAAAGAAGGTAAAAGGAAGTTCTTAGAAGAAGCATTGACTTGGGAATATTACCCAGTCTATCGTAATAATGATACAGTGGCTTTATTCGTAGTAAAAGGTAATAGAATACATTGTGGATGTCTTCCTGAATACAAAGGCAAGTGGTTTCCAATGAAGATGTATAAGAGATTGGTTAAGAATATAGTGCTAAAATATGGAAAAGTTGAAACATCTACTTTTCCTGAGACAAAAGAGTTTGTAGAAAGACTTGGGTTTAAGGAAGTAAGCAGGAATGAGAATATTATTAATTTTATAAAGACAGAGGTTTAATATGAGTTTTATTTCAGATGCACTTGGATTTACTGGACAGGATGCTCCACAGATAGCACCTTATCAAGCATCCAATATGTATTCAACTACAGGTAGTGCAGTAGGTGGTCCTGGTGGATCAGTTACTACTTCCCTATCTCCTGAACTACAACAATTCTATGACTTCTACCTTAAATCAGCTATGGCTAATATGCCTACAGCTCAATCACAGCAGTTTGCTAATCAAGTAGGGCAGTATGGTCAAAGTATGTTTGGACAAGCTGCTAATCTAGATACTGGTAAGATGACATCTGACTATTATAACCAAGTGTTAGCTGGATTAGATCCAAAAAGACAGGCAGAAAACTCTACATTAGCTAATACTCTATTCTCACAAGGTCGTACTGGTGCAGGTGCAGGTGTTCAAGGTGGTTATGTAAACCCTGAACAATTTGCTTTATTAAAAGCAAGGGAACAAGCTAATGCTGGTATCTATTTAACAGCTGAAGATAGAGCAAGACAAATTCAACAAGAACAATTAAAAGGTGGTCTAGGCTTTATTGGTTTAGGTAATGAGCTTAAAACAGCAGGATATGCCCTTCCTACATCATTATTTGGTACTGGTGTACAACTAGGTCAGATTAATAACCCATTAATTGCCCCATCATTACAAGGTGGTCAATATGTTACTGGTGTTAATCAACAAAATGCTCAATACCAAGCTCAACAAAATGCAAGTGATGCAGGGTTTTGGGGTGGACTTATTAGTGCTGGTGTCAATGCTCTTAACCCATTTGCTAGTGCATCTAAAGGTTTTAGTAGTTTATTTAGTTCTGCTCCTGCTGCTTCTAGTGGTGGTGCTTATACTCATAGTATATTTTAAGGAATAATTATGGCTGGAATCGTACCTAGTTTATTTGGACCAACTCCACAAGAGTTAATGACTCTAAAAAGAGCTGAAGAAAATAGAACTATACAACAAGCAGGACAGACTTTTGGTGCTAAAGGGGCTACAGGTGCTGCTATTGGCACTGCTCTTGCTAGAGGAGCTAATAAACTATTTGGTTTAGAAGACCCTGCAGTTAAACAAGCTACAGATGTTTATGCTACAATACAAAAGGTACAAAATGATTTAGGCTCTGATATTAAAGACCCAACTAAACTTTACCCTGCACTAGCTAAAGGATTCTCTGATGCTGGTCTTTCTGAAATGGCTTCTAAAGTCATGATGGAAGGTTATGATAAAATGAGTGATTGGGAAAAACAACAGGCTGAGATTAATAAACTTAATGAACAAGCTAAGGCTGAAGTTATTAAAGCTAACAAAGAAAAGAAATCTCCTTTACAAATTAAAGAAGAATATCTTGATGAAGTTAGAAAAGAATTAACTGCTGATCCTACAAATAAAGTACTTATAGATAAACTTGCAAGAGCTACTCAAGAAGTTAATAATGAAATTGCAAGTAAACTATCTAGTGATGCTCAATTCTCTCAAGCTGTATCTATACTTACTGATCCTAATGCTACTGCACCTGATAAAGCTAAAGCTAAACAAGTATATGGAATGCTATTAGGTAAAGTAACTAATCAAGGTTCTTATTCTACTGAAATTGATGATAAGGGTAATACAGTTGTTAAACCATTACCAGGATCTATTGAATATGAAAAGCGTAAAGTTAAATTAGATAATGGTATTAATTTAATATCTTCTCGTAAAGGTACTTTAGCAGAGACTCAAAGTGTTATTAATAAAGCTATAGGTCAAGCAGGTGAAAAAGGTGCTACAGGAGTTGTTGGTAAAGTACTTGGTATTTATCCAGGAAGCACAGCTTATGCACTTACTGAGGACTCTATTAAAACACTTAAAGCTAGAATTGGTTTTGATGAACTTAGTAAAATGCGTTTAGAGTCCCCTACAGGTGGTGCATTAGGTCAAGTAGCTGTAAAAGAGCTTGACTTCTTACAATCATCTTTAGCATCTCTTGAACCAGGTTTAGGTGGTCCAAAACTTATTGCTAACTTAAAAGCTGTTAATGACCATTATACAAGATTAATTAATGCTCTTGATGATGAACTTAAAGCTGCTCAAGGTAAACAAGCTAACTTAACTCCTGCTCCTAAAGAGTCTTTAGCTACCCCTCCTAAAGAAGGTGCTCCTACAACTGCCCCTTCTGATGGAACAGATATTTTAAGTATTATTAGAGGTGCTAAAAAGAACAAGGAAGGTTTATAATGGCTGCAATTGATTGGTCTAAATTAACTTTAGATCAGCTTAACATAGCTGAAAAAGTAGCTATGGAAGCTGAGAAACAAGGAGTTGATCCTAGCCTTGCTTTAAGTTTTGCTAGTATTGAAAATGATTTTAGTCATAAAAAAACTTCTCCTGCTGGTGCTATTGGTGTTATGCAATTAATGCCTGAAACTGCTAAAGACCTTAATGTTGATCCTAATGATGTAGATCAAAATATTACTGGTGGTGTTAGGTATATTAAGCAGAATTTTGATAAATATAAAGATCCATATCTTACTGCTATTGCTTATAATGCTGGTCCAGGTGTTGCAGATAAATTTGCTGTATCTAAAGACACATCTATTCTTCCTATAGAAACAATTAATTATGTATCTAAATTAGGTGATTTATATACTCCTACAGTTAATGTAACTCCTACAGAACCTGCTCAAACAGAGCAACCTACCCAAACTAAACCAGGTGGTTATACTGCTTCTGATGCTGATAAATTTAAACTTTCTACTTATGGTGAAATTGATCCTGATAAAATTGCTTTAGCTACAGAGATTGGTGCTGGTCTTACAACTATCTTAGCTCCTGAGTTAAGAGCTGGTAGAATTGGTGTAGATGTTATTGGTAATGTCCTTAAAAGAGCTTTTGGTGGTGGTGTTACTTCAGGATTTGGTGCGTATGCAGGTGAATCTTATAAAGTAGGTCAACCTCAAAATGCTGAGACAGACTTAGAAGCTCTTGGAGTTGAATTAGTAGCTAGTGGAGGTTTATCAGTAGGTATAGAAGCTGCTAAAAGAGCCCCTGCAGTGCTTAACTTTATTCCTGGAGTATCTAAGATAACTGGAGCTTTAAAAACAGTTACAGGTGGTGCTACGGAAGCTGAGACATGGCTTAAAAACATAGCTTTTGGTCCTCAAACACTTAAAGGTGGTACTTCTACTAATACATTTAGAATTGGTACTGAACAAGCTAATAGAAAATATTTAAGTGATATGGGTATTCAAGTAGAAAAAGATCAACTTGCTTCTGATGCTGTTCGTAATACACTTAAAAAAGAAGTAGATGATTATTATAAAGCAGGTGTTGGTTTTTATAAGAGTAAAGAAAAAGATGATTTACTTCTTGAATTAAAAAAAGCAGTTGATAATAAATCTGTTACTCGTCAAGAGTATGTAGATCTTCGTAAATTTGTTTCATCACAATCTACAGATTTAGCAGAAGATGCTACAAGATTTAGTTCTGATTTATTAAATATTGCTCAACAATCTAAGGGACCATATTCTAAAATACCTCTTGGAGAAAGAGCACAAGAACTTTTAACTAAGCATTTAGATAACTATTTTATGACTTATACTAATAAGCCATTATACTCTACTTTAAAGAAAGTTGAAGCAGATAGATATACAGCAGAAGCTCGTGATAGTATTCCTACATTAATTAAAGGTGGGTTTCCTACTGATGTATCTGAAAGAGCTATGTTTAATATTAAAAGAAGCGAAAGTGGAACTCAAGACTTTAAGATTGCTATAGGTAGTTATTTTAAAACTCTTCCTGATAATAAACTTATTGAAGAGTTTAATCGTTTAGAACCAATTCTTATTAAGACTAAAATAGTTCCAATGGATGAAATTAATGCTATTAAAAAAGGTATTAACTTAGCTAAGAGTCCTTTTGCTAAAGCTGGTGCTTTAACTGGTGTAGCTCTTAAAGATGCTATTGTCAGTGGTATAAGTTCAGGGTTAGCAACTACTCAACAAAATAAATTAAAAGTAGCTCCAGTAATGCCTCTATAATAAAAAAGGGGCACTTAAGCCCCTTTATTTTAATTTCCTTCTTCATCCCATTCAATCATTAATCGAATGATTAGAAGATCAAGCAAGAGTATCCATCCTTTACCTTTCCTGCCAATCTGTTTATAACTCATGTGTTCAATGCCTACATTAACTCCACTGATTAGTTCTGATCCGAAATAAAACATTCTCTCTCCTAGTTAATTTCACAAGCACCACCACCACAAGCAACATTATCTTTGGCTTCCGTATGGTCGTCAGTTTCAATTACTTTCGTTAAGTCTATCTCTTGAAGATGTTTAAACATTTCCTCAAAGGTTTCTTTAGTACAGTCTTCAAATGGAGCTTGAACATAAGTTCCTCCATCGTAAGGCAGTACAGAGATACCAGTATAGTTATAACGATTCTCCCACATCCACTTACCACACTCATCCCACTCATCATTCTTTAGAGAGATAGTACATGATACATTATGTTGATTATCACCTCTATTATTACCATTAGCTACCCACTCTATATTAAAGCGTTTAACTCTTTCTAAGATGTCTTTATAGCTTTCAGTGCGAAGGATAGAACCTTCAGGAGCTTTCTGAGGGAAACTCATCACAGCTTCTAAGTGGGGCTTCCATACACAGTCTTCTATTAGACTAGGCACTGTAGTAGTCATATATCTATATAATGGCTCATTCTTACCTACACGCATTCTACGAACATAGTAATCATTATGCCAAGCATGGATACCACTACTGCTTCCTAGAACAAGAGAAGTAGTGCCAGCAGGCTTAACTGTAGTGATTCGGGCAGATTCATTGATGCCAATGAGATTAGCCACTCGTTTATTTTCTTCCTTAGTAACATTGGCAGCCTCTGCTAAGTTAAGTTTAAGAACACCACCTGAAGCAATACCAGTCATAGAAACACCAAGTAGTGCATCTTCTTCTGAAGTTTCTTTCCATACACTTCTTAGGTAATGGAAGTCAGTGTACCCAGCTTGTAATGTACCAATGAATGTAGCAGCTTTAACACGATCATTAAGTTCTTCTTGTGTAGTTACATCTGATACATTAACCTCAACTAAGTTACAATAAGAGTTAGGTCTTAAACTAATCTCAGCACATGGGTTAGTACCCACATCATAGTTGTTAGTCCAAAACACCCCAGGTTCACCTGCACCTGATTGTTCTACTCGTCTCCAAATAGCAAACCACTCTTCTTCTGTAATCTCATCACGATTTAAAGCTACTGAATTGTTAGCTCTACCTCGTTGTGGGTTAAGTTCATACCATGTACCAGTCTTAGCTGACATCATATCCATATCATCTTTATCAAATAAAGAGATTAGGGCAGCTCTACGAATACCTCCTGATAGCACAGCATCAGCAATATGGCAGATCATGTCATGTACTTCAATAGGCTCTAACTTACGACCAACAGCATTGTTAAGAACACTACGGAGCTTATCTAAACATATTCGTAATGGGTCAGGACCAGGGGCTTTGCCACCTGAGGTAATGAGTCTAGCACCCTTAGGTCTAATATCTCTAAAGTCAAACATTGGTTCAGATTTACCAAGCGTATAGGCTTTAATAATTACTTTAACAGCATCAGCCCAACCCTCAATAGAATCTCCTACCAAGAATCGTCGTTGTTTAGCGGATGGACCAAGGATAGTAGGAAGTCTATCTGTGTGTCTGCGTTGAACGCTGAAGCCCACGCCACTTCCGCCAAGTAAGTTAAACATGGTCTCGCTGAAAACGGCAGGATGATCGACAGGGGAATAAGCACAATTGAACATACGATTATTGCTAAGTTCAATAGGAGTACCTCCAAATTGAAGGCTACGCATTGAAGGCAATACTTGACGATTGTAAACATATTTGTAAACATCTTTAATTTCCTCTTTCAGTTGTGGGTATTTCTTCATGTGCATTACCATGTTACGACTGACTAACTCTTCCCATGTTTCTCTTCGTTGTGCTTCAGGGACATACTTAGCATATTTATTAAATATAGTTATGTCACTTAAAATCTTTTGACTTTTGTCCATTAGTTTCTTTCTTATAGCGTAGTTATATAAATTAATCGGAGGAAGTACTATTTCCAAGTTCCAATTCACTGACCAACTTGTCAAACCTATCTTCAATTTTGTCTTGGAACGCATAGACTAAATCCTCAGTAGTAAGTCCGAGAAGGTCAATTAAATCCACTTCTGAAACTTGTTCAATAATCTTTTCTTCTAATTCTGTTAATGTTATCATGTTTTCAATTCTTTAAGCAACTCTGCATAGTGTATTACTTTATCAAGATCCTCTATGCCACCTTTATCTTGCCACCTACAGATGTACTTAATTATGTTTCCCTCAATAAAGGGAAGATTATTTTTAACTATAAATTCAATTGGTTGTATTGGAAACTGCCTATAGTGACTACCTCCTACTTGTTTTTTAAGCGATGTTGACATATCTTTCTCCTGTTTTTTTGCTAAGGTTCTTAGTACCTCTAAACCAATTACCACATCCTTGACACTGTAAGCGTTGATACTTAGCAGTAGAAGTAAGTGCATACCCTCTCTTCTGATGATGTTTTCCACCACAATTAGGGCAGACTAAACCATCTTCAGATAAGACAGATAAATTCAAGTGATTCTTAATCCAAGGTTTAAAGCGTTGATAGATATTCTCTAAGAGTATAACATCATTCTTATTATACTTCTCCATTGTCTTCCAAGCTTGTGGGTCTTTGTTCATACATTTAATCCACAACTCGTGTCCCTCGTGTGCAGTTTTCTTACCAAGTCCTAAGGCTTGAGAAACATAGTCAAGTTTGTTAGATACAAATCTAAACTGTCTCTTAGCCACTTGTAGTAAGTCAATCTGTTTAAACGGAGCAGGTGGTGTCAGTCCATTAAGAATAAAATCCTTATTAAGTGTTGGTATGTCAAACCTAGCACCATTATAGTGAATGACTGCATCAGCCTCGTCTAGAAGTTTATGGATACCTTGTAGCATCTTCTTTTGTGACGACTTATTCACAGAGTCAAATATAACTTCTTTCTTACCTAGCCATTTAGCAGCATAGCATAAAGTATAAGAAGATTCAAGTAGTTGGTTTAACCCAATGTTCTGATCCCATATACCCCACACATGAGCCGTATTAGGACTGGTCTCAATATCTAGTAGCAGTATTTTACTCGTCATTAAACTGTTCTCCATTAGGTTTATCTATACCATCTTTAAATCGTTTTTCTACTTCACCTGTACTTTTATTAAGTTCGTATTCATAATCTTTTTTAAAGATACGATCCCAGTTATCTTCTGCTTCTTTAGACAGGGGTTTACTTCTAATTGAATCACCTGTTATATCATTCTTACTCATTGTATCTTCCCTTCATATACCCAATCAGGAAGATAATGTAAGTAGATCTCATGACCATCTTCCGTTTGTTCTAGCACACAATTATTAATTATATATCTTGTTACAATCTTTAATAATATTTCTTCTTCTTGTTCATCTATATCTGCACTATCAAAAGAGCCATCAGGTCTTAGTCCTTTTACTAACACGCTTTACCCTTTCATCTTTTGTTTTGATGTCATGACAACTTTTGCAGAGTACTTGTAAATTATCCGATGTGCAAAAGAGGCGTGTAATAAATATATCCCACGACTCGAATCCTTTCTTAGGGCAGACCACAGGAAGTATGTGATCCACCTGAACCTCCTTAGCAGGGAACTGCCCTTTGCATCCTTTACACTCATAGTGCATAGCCAAGCGTTGAGATTTAGTGTTAATTTTCTTACCAACTTGAGCTTCTTTGAGAGAGTCATATTTTGGAGGGTACCTTCTAAATCCACCCCTTAGGGTAGAAGTTATAAATGATTTGTAGCGACCTTCAGTCCAGTCCTTATTCGCCATTAGTTAATCTTTTAAAATGATTTGTCCAATCATCATCTAATGATCTGAGGATGTGTAAACACCTTCCATTCATTATCATCCATTCATCATTTTTATACATATCTCTAACTATACAAAACATTTCATATTCATTAGTTGCCTCAGCTAAAGCTTTCTTAGCCTTAACTGGTCCAATACCTGCTATACCTTTTATGTTATCAGAAGTATCACCTGTGAGAAGTTGTGTGTAGAAGTTCCTAGATCCAGTTTCCCCATCTACTTCATAGAATTCTTTTTTAACGAAGTTGTAGTGCTTTCCAGGCACTTGCAACAAGTCTTTATCTATAGAACAGATGATGCTAGATTCATGTTGATTGATACCAAGATAATCGTCTGCTTCCATCTTCTCAGCAACTGTTCCTTGCCAACTCTCAACAAGATAGTCTCTAAGGAATTGTAGGTGCTTAGGTTTGGTTGCAGTACGATTAGCCTTGTATTCAGGATAGATGTGCTTCCTGAAATTGTCAGGAGATGTCAAGAATAATTTATACTCAGTAGCTTCTACCTCATTTAAAGTATTCTCAATCATCTCATTGACACGATAGACAGCGATAGCTTCGTTATCATTCTCTGTAGTACAAGCTACTCGAAATGCGTAAATATCGCCATCCATCAAAGCTTCCATTAATCTACTTCGCCTTCAGCTTCTTTAGAGAAGACATAAGCCTCGAACTGTTTTGCAGTGTTAATGACATCAGCTACTGCCGCACCACTGCCTAACAATTCCACTGCAGTGCCAAGAGAGGATTGACGAATGATATACACTTGTCGTCTAGCTCTTTCTTCTGCTGTCTCATAGTTGCTACCAATGACCTTACCACCGCCACCAGTTGAAGCAGGTGCTGCTGCTGGTCTTGGGGGAGCTTCACCTTCTTTGTCAATAGCTTTCCACTGCCAGTAATCACCTTCTTTAACAGTAAGAACATCTACTCGATCACCCTTAGCATAACCCTGAATATCCTTGAATACAGTTGGGTTACTGAATGACATAAGCTTCTTACCTTGTACTTGCCCTTGTTCATTCTT